GGACATGACCGCCGAGGCGGCCGTTGCCGCTCTCGCCGTGGCCACCGCCGCGCCGTCCGCCACCCCCCCCCAGTCGGCCTCGCCCGAGGCTTATGCCGAGCAACGCGCCGCCGCCGCCGCCCTGGCGCAGCCGTCGCCGCGTCCGCAGGCTTCAGCGCCGCAGGCGGTCGACTCGCGCGCCATCTACGCCCGCCGCGCCGAGGCCCGCGCCGGCCGGCGCTGATCCGGCTTCTCCTTCCTCCCGATCGAAAAGGTCATCACCATGTCTCTGGTCACCGAAGGCCGGCACGCCGGCGCGTTCATCCTGAGCGAGGGGCCGGGCGCCTACTCGCGCGACACGATCACCATCAAGGCCGGCGAGGGCAAGCTCGAGCCCGGCAGCATCGTGGGCAAGGTCGCTGCCGCCCTCGAGGCGTCTGCCGCCGGCATCGCCGGCAACGCGGCCAACGTCGGCGCTCTCACACTCGACGCCACTACGCCGGTGCTGTCCGGGGCTGCCGCCGGCGTCTACACCGTGCGCTGCATCGCTGCGGCGGCGAATAGCGGCACGTTCCGCGTCACCGCCCCGTCCGGCGCCGTGCTCGGCGATGTTGCCGTCGGTGCCACCTTCGCGAACCAGATCAAGTTCGCCATCGCGGACGGCGCCACCGACTTCTCGGTAGGCCACGGCTTCGATGTCACCGTCGTCGCCGACACCGACGCGACCGCGATCGGGAAGTACCGCTCGGCCGACCCCACCAACACCGATGGCTCTGGTGTCGCCAAGGCCATCATCGTGCATGGCGTGGATGCCACCAGCGTCGACGTCGACGTCGTCGCCATCACGCGCCTCGCCGAGGTCAAGGGCGTCGCCCTCGTCTACGACGCGGCCGTCGATAACGGCGCCAAGAAGGCCACCAAGCTCGCCGAGCTCGCCGCCGTCGGCATCATCGCGCGCTGATCCTCGCCAGCGATCGAGCGCCATTCCTTATCTCGTCCGGAGATTTCCCCCATGGCTGATATGTCCATCTTCAATGCGGACGAGTTCACGCTCGCTTCGCTGACCACCCTCGCCAACGAGACCCCGCCGGTGCCCGGCCAGATCGGCGCCACGCTCGATTTCGACGAGGCCGGCATGACGACCAAGTCGCTCAAGATCGAGACCGACGGCGCGTCGCTGAGCATCGTCGAGCCCACCGCGCGAGGCAGCGCCGGCGAAGTTGTCGACGACGACAGCCGTGCGCTGCGGACCTTCGATGCCGTGCATCTGCAGCGCGACGAGTCGATCTACGCCGACGAGGTGCAGGGTGTTCGCGCCTACGGTTCCGCGACCGAGGCGATGACGATCCAGCAGCGCCTCGACGCCAAGATGGCGCGGCACTACCGCGACTTCGATCTGACCGACGAGTGGATGAAGCTCGGCGTCATCTCGGGCAAGATCATCTCCGGCAAGGGCAAGACCATCCTCGACATCTACGCCGAGTTCGGCCTGACCCCGCCCGACGCGATCGAGTGGGACCTCGAGGACAACACGACCGCCATCCGCAAGGCTTGCATGGATCTGGTCCACGAGATGGAGGACGACCTCGTCGCGCCCTCCTACGGCTCGGTGGTCGCCTTCTGCGGCAACGACTGGTTCAAGTGGCTGACCGACCACAAGGAGGTCCGCGAGACGTATCTCAACACCGCCGCGGCGGCCGAGCTGCGTGGTCTGCCGCCCGACACCTTCACCTATGGCGGCATCACCTGGATCCGGCACAAGGCCGGCGTCAAGGCGCGGGCCGCCGCCGGCGGTGCCTTCATCGCCAGCGACGAGGCGCGGGTGGTCTTCAACGGCGTGCCGAGCCTCTACATGACGCGCTACGCGCCGGCGGACTATTTCGAGACCGTCAACACGATCGGCGTTCCGCGCTACATCCGCGAGGCGTTTGAGGAGCGCACCGCGAAGCGCGCCAAGTTCGAGGTCCAGTCCAACCCGCTGCACCTGTGCACGCAGCCGAAGACGCTGCGTCGCCTGACGCTGGCGGCCTGGCGCGCCTTCGCCAGGCGGTCGATCGCGAGCACGGCGAGCGCGTCCGCGTCACGCCGCAGATCAAGGCCGATTTCGTGGTTGGTGCCGATCCTGCCCGCCCGGCATTCGAAGCCGTAGCCGTGCCGGTCTCAGGCGAGGGCGGCCACGTCAATCTATCGGGCGGAAACGCCATGGACTGGAGCGCGCGCCTGCCGACGCAGCCGATGCAGATTCGCATCGACGCGCTGACCTATCCCGCAGCTGCCGCCGTCGTCATCGGCGACCGCGTCGACCTGCTCGATCGTGGCCTGGCGTTCGAAGTCGCTCGTGTCGATCCCAATGGCCGCACGCGCCTGATCTGGAGTCTCTCGTCATGAGCATCGCTCGGATCGCCCATCGTATGTCCATGGTCGGCGCGCTGCTTGGTCGCACCTGGGCGGGGGCGGCGGTTCGGGACAGCGCCATCTTCGACATTGATCTACCGCCGCCCGCGGAGCCCACGCCGTTCATCGCCGTCTACACTGATGATCAGGCGCGTAATCTGAGGGCTCTCGATCCGAGCCAGCCGCGCGACACGCTGACGATCATCCTGGAGTTGGGGGTCACCGCCAAGGTCGCCGATGGAGATTGGGAGATCCCAGCGACCGACGCCGGCATGGAATTGATACTGGATGGTGTGGAGCGGCAGATCTTCGCTGCCCTCGCCAACGATGCGTCGCCCTGGGCGGAAATCTGGCGCCGGCTGCATACCGACGATCCGACGGTCAAGTCAGTCCGGGGCTCTTCGGTGGAGAAGGGCATCCGCTTCGCCGGCCGACAGATCTCTATCGAGGTGCGTCCGCTGCCGGAGCCCGCTTTCGGTCTTCCGGCATCCGGTGCCTGGGCGGCTTTCCTTGGTCTCGCCGAAACCGACGTGCGCACCGCGCCGATCGCGACCAAGGTCCGTGCTCTGATCGAGAACGACCCCGCCACGACGCCGCTCGGCGAGGTGCTCCGCGCGCTCAGCATGACCTCCGCGGACGCCGAGGCGCTGCTGTTCAACGACGCCACGACGCTGATCGGGGGCGTCTCGGGTAATGCGGAGCCGGTCTCGTGACACGCGACACCCAGATCGACAAGATTATCGCCGATCTGGGTTTCCGGCTCGCGGAACTGGAACGGCGCGCGCGAAACCGCAAGCGCACCGGCGTCGTTGCTGAGGTCGATATCGCCAAGGGGGTGGCCCGCGTCGAGTTCTCCCGCCAAGACGGACGGCCTTATCTCGGCCCGTGGATGCCCTGGAAGGAGATCGCCGCCGGCGGCATCAAGACCCACATTCCGCCAACCGTTGGCGAGCAGGTCGACGTGCACTCCGAGAGCGGCGACCTCGCCGATGGCGTCATCGATATGTCGACGCCGTCGAACCAGAACCCGCGCCCGCACGACGGCCCCGAGGCTGTCATCACCAAGGGCAACAGCCGCATTGTCATCGGCGATGGCGAGGTGTCGATCAGCTCGACCAAGCTGAAAATCGCGGCCGATGTGGAGATCACCGGCCGCTTGGACGTCACGGGCGCCGGCGTCACCCACAACGACCACGACATCGGCGATAGCCACGTCCACACCAAGGTTGTCCCCGGCGGCGCACTCTCCGGCCCGCCGCCGTAGGAGCGCGCGCATGGCCGACAGCTCTGGCGTGTCGTCGATCAGTGGCGGGTCCCTCTCGGATTGGGACCATGTGCAGCAGTCGATCGACCGCATTCTCACGACCCCCATCGGCTCGCGCGTCATGCGGCGCGATTTCGGGTCGACGGTGCCAGACCTCGTCGATGCGAAGATGACGCGCGCGACGGTGCTGTCGCTCTACTCCGCCGCGGCCGAGGCTATCGAGGCGTGGGAGCCGAGGTATCGCCTTCGCTCGGCATCCATCGTCTCCGCGTCGGCGGACGGAACGATCGCTCTGACCTTGGTCGGTGTCTATTTCCCGCGTGGCCACCTCGGCGATTACTCGGTCGCTGAGGATGCGACGGCGCGCATCCTGATCTGATGAGGGCGCCATGGCCGACGAATCCCTGACCTATCTGGCGTCGTTGGCGCGGCCTTCGCTGATCGCCGAGCTGGACTACGAGGTTATCAACAGCGCGCTGAAGACTGGATTGGTGCAGCGTTTCGACGCCAAGGGAGTGCCTTATGACGTCGCCGCACTCGAAACCGATAGCGCCGTCATCAGCGCGGAGGAGTATGCCTACCGCGAGATGCTGTTGCGCGGCCTCGGAAACGACATTGCACGCGGCCGCTACCGTCTCTTCGCCCGAGGCGCGGACCTAGACCACCTCGCCGAATACTACAACGTGCGGCGTATGGCGGGAGAGGACGACACCCGCCTGAACTATCGCATCACCCTGGCGCAGCAGGGCACTTCCGTCGCAGGGCCGGAAGCCTACTGGATGCGTCTGGCGATGGCGGCGTCCATCCGCGTTGCTGACGTGGCGGTGTGGCGCGACCGCGTGCTGCCGATCCTGCATCTGGCGGTCCTTGCCGCTGACAATGGCGGCGTCGCCGATGCGGATCTCTTGGCGCTGGTTGAGGCTGCTGTCACCGCCGATACGGTTCGACCCATGTCGACGCCCCACATCGTCGTGGAAGCCGCGGCCCGACAGCTGACGGAGGTGGTGGCCAACGTCAAGCTGCTGCCGGGAACGGCGCCGACGCTTCTCGACACGCTGGAGGCTGCTCTGCCTGCAGTCTGGGCCACCGTGGGTGGGCTCGGCCGTGACCTGACCACGGACTGGCTGAAGGCGGCCTTGATGGCCTCTGGCGTCTATTCGGTGGACGTCGTGACGCCCGTCGCCGGTGTGCTGGCGAGCGAACATGAGATGGTGCGGATCGGCACCGTGACGCTTAACGACGCGGGGCGGGGCTATTGAGATGGAGCACATCCGTCTGGCCGCTTCGAACGCAACGCCGCGAGAACTGGTACTGGCGGAGGTAACGGATCCGCTGGCCCGCTTGGCCGATCTCTACGGGCTCATCCCTCAGGCTGATCGCGATCCGCCGCCGGACTGGATGCCCTACCTCATCGCCGAGTGGGGTCTTGGCGAACTGAGCCCGTACCTGCCCAATCTCTACGATCTGGCGCGCGAGGGGGTTGACTGGCAGCGCCTTCGCGGGACGCCGGCGGCGATCTCCAAGGGCATTGCCTGGCTGGGCTATGCGGCCACCTACGAAGCGCAGCCGGTGCGTCGCAGGCGTTGGCATCTCTGGCAGATGGCTCTGTCCCGTCTGCCGGATCTTGAGCACCCGGACCTAGACCGAATCGACGGCATCGCATCCCTCTCGGATGATGCCGTCTCCCAGTTCTGGCGGGGCTATCGCACCTACGATGTGCGTGCCCTGTCCTGGTCGGAGAGCCGCTGGAGCGACGCGATCTGGGGAGATCACTCTGGCGTTCGGATCACCGAAGGCGGTGCCGTATGGTCCTTCGGCCGGCGCCGCGAGACCATCCTCGATCTGGGCGAGCCGGAACTATCAGCGCTCGACACCTGGATACCGCCGGCGGGTGCATCGTCCGCATGGTCAACCATGGCCACGCCATGGTCCGAGATGGCTTACCCGTGGTCCACCCCGTCCGCGCAGGCGCGGCGCGACGTGATCGCCGCGTCGATTGCTTCCCGGTCCTGGTGGATCGTGCTGCGGGATGCTGATGGTGGCGTGATCGGCGCCAATAGGGCAATCTGTCACGCCGTTGCCGAGGCTCTGGATGGGGTCTACGAGTTCGGAGCGGCGCGGGTCTCCCCATCTGTGGCTCCGACTGCGGTGCTGGTTTGGGCGCGTACGCCGTTCGAGGCCGCGCCCGGCGCGGTCATCGCCTCCGTCGACTTGGTGGCCGACGCGCACGTCGCCGCCGGGGTGAAGCCGGGCCGCGCCTGGCTCGAGACGCCCGACATCGATATCGCCGCCGGCGTAACGCTGCCGGCGATCACCAATCTCGACGTGACGATGGCCGCGACAATCCGCGAGCACATCGTCTGCCTCATGAGGTTCTGACCATGGCCTTCGAGCACTCGTCGGGGCTTCCCGGCGCCTACGATCGCTCGCCGAGCCGGCCGAACGACGCCCGCTTGGTGTTCGTCGAGGGCAATATGCCCCAGGCCGCCGAGATGAACGAGGTTCAGGGCGTGGAAGCGCGCCGCAACCGGCGCCTCGGCGACATGGTGACGAGCGATGGCCGGCGCGTGACCGGTGCGGAGATCGTGCTGACGCGTGTCTCGGCCGATGCTCCGACCGGTACCGCCGCGCTCGCCGCCGGCCGGGTCTACGTCAAGGGCGATGTGCGGGATATCGCGGCGCGCGTTCTGACCGGCGTGCCCATGACTGGCACCGTCCGCATTGGTATCCGCCTCGTCACCACCCTGGTGACGTGGGAAGACGACCCGACACTCTATGGCCTGGCGCCGGGCTCGATCGCCGAAGGCGAGGCTGGCGCGGCCCGTCAGGTTGAGACCGCTTCCTGGGCGCTCGAGGGCGATGGCGGCGATGGCGAGTTCTACCCTGTCTATACCATCCGGGACGCTGCCGTCATCGATCAGTCGGTTGCCCCCGACCTCACCGGCGTCAAGGCGATCCTGGCGGAGCAGGACAGCGACGCCCACGGCAACTACGTCGTGCGCGGCTGTGAGGTCACCGCGCTCGGCAAGGTGGGCACCGCGCAGCGCTTCTCGATCCAGCCCGGCGTCGCCAATATCCTCGGCTGGAAGCGCACGCGCCGCTATGCGCTGACGCATGATCAGGTGGAGGAGCCCGATCTGGAGCTGATCTCGGCCGAGACGCACATCTACCCGTCGTCGGATCCGGCCGTCATCACCCTGCGCAACCCGCCGGCGGCGTCCATTGACCAGGTGGTGATCCAGAAGCGGCACACCGCGACGGTGACGCGTGGCCCGGTTCCGGGCGGCATCGACGCGCTCGAGCACACGTCGGTGGTCGCGATCGAAAGCGTGTCGCAGGGCGGCACGCCGATCTCCAGCACCGCCTACGCGCTCGCGTCCGATGGCATCTCCTGGGCGCCCAGCGGCGCCGAGCCGGCCGCCAGCAGCACGTACCAGGTCACCTACCTGCACAATGCGCCGGTTGTGCCCTCCGTCATCACCGAGACGACGATCCAGGTTGCTGGCGGTGTCTCTGGGACGCCGGCGCTCGTGACCTATCATGGCAAGCTGCCGAGGATCGATCTGCTGTGCCTCAACGACGCGGGCGAGACCGCCTATGTGAAGGGCATCTCGGCGCGGAAGGGGGCATCGGCGCCGATTGTTCCGACGACGCTGCTGAAGCTCGCCGAGATCCATAACGTCTGGATGGGCGTTCCGACCGTCGTCAACAACGCCGTCCACGCAATCGTCTTCGACGTGCAGGCCCGCTACAACGCGCGCGTGGTCGACATCATCTCCGCATACAACAGGATTGCGCTGGAGCATGACATTCGCGGCCGGGTCATCTCGTCGCTCAAGGGCATCTTCTTCGATCCGTTGACCTCGGACTATTTCCGCGACGCGGGCGCGCCGCAGACCGCGGCGGTGGTCGACGGCTGCCTGGTGCTCGCCGTCGACCTCGTCGGCGTCGAGTTGCTGGGCACCCAGCCCTACACGCTGCCCTATGTCGAGGAGGTCGTTGTCGAGCAGCTCCTCTCCAGCTCGGCGATGGCGATCAACCCCTACGCCAACTTCGTTTCGCTCCCCGCTGATATGCGGCTGGAGCCGGCCGTCGATTTCTGGGTCTCCCGCAGCACCGTCTACACCTCGCCGGAGACCGCCGACTTCACGACGGTCACCGACAGCGTCCCGCCGGGAACCGTCACCTCGGTCACTACGATCACCGAGGAAGTGGCAGAGCGGCAGGAGGTGGCCACCACCCTTCGGCCGATCGACCTGCAGGTGACCATC